CGTGGGCATCACCTCTAGGCACCAGTTTCTGGGCATCAGGTCGCCAATGACGCCAAAACGATATCCGGCACGACTGAAAAATCAAGGAATTAAGGGCTTATAGGGAGAATTGGCTGGGGAACCTGGACTTTAATCCAACTTTTTTAAGCGCGTTGTTTCTATTTATTTATTTGTTTTCATTGACGTATTTTTCAGAAACTGTTACGGAATGGTGTTACGGAGCACTGTTACGGAACCCCTCAAAAATGGCTCGCTTGACCTACCTCGAAAGACGCAACGGAACCTACTACGCCCGGATCGACATCCCGGTTGACCTAGTGGCGCACATCGGCAGCGAAGTGCGAAAGAAGTCACTCCGCACGAAGGACGAGAACGAGGCTAAGAAACGCCTATGGCCGGTAATCGAGGCGTGGCGCGCCGAATTCGAGGACGTGCGCGCACGACGTGAAATCACCGCCGACGACAAGGCGGCGGCCGTCTGGCAGCACTACGAGGCGACGATCCAGCGCGACGAACAGAAGCGCCGGGCAATGCCGACGCCCGCCGACATGGACGCGGAAGAACAGCGCCTCTTGCGTCGGATCGAGAAGGGCGAAATTAATTCCGACAGCTTCGCAGGAATGATCAACGCGCACACCGAGCTTGAGCTTATGCTTCGAGCGCGCACCGATGACGCTAACCGGCGTGCCCGCCGCCTCACAGCCCTTAAGACCGCACTGAGTTCCGGTGATATCAAGTTGATTGAACCGGCCGTGAGGGATTTTATCGGCCGGCACCGTTTGCTTGTCGAAGTTGGTTCCGACGAATACCGCGAGCTTTGCACCCTCATGACTCGGGCGGAAGTCGAAGGCTTGGAGCGGACCCTTGAGCGCGACCGTGGCAATTACTCCGGAGCGCCAACGGACCCCATTGTAAGGCCTGTGACCGGCACGACGCGCGAGACCGCAGCGCCCGGCGAACGCATCATGGAAGTGTTTGCGATCTACGAGCGTGAGAACCCAAAGAACATCAAGGCCGACACTCTGGCGCAAGCGCGACGCGACATCGGCACCTTTGTCGATTACGTCGGCAGCACTTACCCGGTTCACCGGATCGATAAGAAAGCCGTCCGAGAATGGAAGGCGCTCTTGCTGAATTATCCCGTCAAGGCGACCGAGACGAAGGCTTTTGAGGGCATGAAGATTGCGCAGATCGTGAAGCACAATGAGAAGATCGGCAAGCCAACGATCTCCACAAACACCGTGAATCGTTACCTTTCCGGCCTCGGCGCATTTTGCACCTGGCTCAAGGATAACGGCTATTTAGACAGCAATCCTGTGACTGAAATGTTCCTTACGAAGAAAAAGGACAAGGTGGTTTTCCCGTTCAAGGTTGATCAGATGAACACCTTGTTTAAGTCGCCATTCTTCATCGGATGCCAGAGCGACGACGCGCCCCGCTTTTGGAGCAAGCCCGGTAACGTTCTTATTCGGGATCACCGCTATTGGGTTCCGCTTATCATGCTTTATTCCGGCGCACGCCCGGCAGAGATTGCGCAGCTTGCCGTTTCTGACGTTCGGCAGGAGCATGGTCATTGGGTTATGCATATCACCGACGAGGGGGACGGTGATAACAAGAGCGTAAAGAACGAAGAGTCGATGCGGCTTGTGCCGGTTCACAATGAACTGGTGAAGCTCGGCTTCCTTGACTACCACGCCGATATGAAGAAGGCAGGGGAGGACCGGCTCTTTCCGCTCGCAGGGCGCAATTCGCGCGGCCAGATGATTGCAGATTTCAGCCGCGACTTTGGGCGCTACCTTACGAAGATCGGCTTAAAGAGTGGGCGCGGCCTGTCGCTCTATAGCTTCCGGCATGGTGTTTTTGATGCCTATCGGCGCGCCGGTTATCTTGATGAGCAGTTCAACTTCATGCTCGGCCACGCCTCGGGCAATAAAGTCACGGGCGGTTACGGCATCCTTCCGCAGGGAATTCTTGAGCAGCGCGTTGAATTGGTCAACGCTATTGCCTACCCCGATCTAAAGCTTGATCACCTTCGCGACAAGCGCGAATCGCCAGAGGCACAGGTTGCGACGGGTTAAGTGCGGCGTCCCCGTTTTCCACAAGTTGCTAACACAAAATATAGCGCTCAAATTTCCGTCACAAACCACCCCTTGACGCTTTCAGACGATTCACGGTTATTGGTTGTTGTCTACGCGATGGGAGACAGTGACCGGCGCGGCAACGCCTAAAAGTCACTGTCTCGCACCTTGTGCCAGTAGGCATGGCGACCTCTGTCTAGCGACGGGGCCAGCGTGAGAACCGCCATCGGGTTCTCATGTCTTAAACCTACCCCAAATCTTCACATTGCCAAGAGCAAACCCGCTCGTTCTACAAATTTGTCAACGCCTCATAGGAATTTCTTCCTATTTCCTCTTGCGGGCCGATTCAGGCCATGAGACACTATTGTCAAGTTAAGCATAAGAGGACGTGATAGTTGAATCTTTCCCTCGTAAATCGAGTGAAGAAAGCCTTTAGTTCACTCACAGAACAGAAGGCGTATTCACTCAATGATCCGGCAGCATTCGAACTGTTCGGCGTTCGTCCGACTTATTCGGGCGTGAACGTTAGCGGCCAGTCTGCGCTTTATGTTCCGGCAGTGCTTCAGGCCGTCCGCCTGATCTCGGAAACAATTGGCTCGCTTCCTTGCAAGGTCTATCGGGAAACCAAAGACGGCAAGGAAGCGGCCAAGGATCACACCGCCTATCGCATCGTGCACAAGCGGGCGAACGAATGGACCGGCGCGGGCGAGCTTCGCACCGTCCTAACCGCCGATGCCCTCATTCATGGCAACGGCTTTGCCCGCGTCGTGCGTTTCGAGGATGGACGCCCTTTTGAGCTTCACCGGCTGAAGCCCGGAACCGTCACAATCCTTGAGGATAAACTGACCAGCGCGCCGGTCTATCGCGTGGCCGAAGATGCTGGCACCCGCGACTATCCGCACACCGAAATTTTGCATGTGCCGTCGTTTCTCGGCACGTCGCCCATAGCTTTCGGCAAGGAAGGCATCGGCCTTGCGACGATTCTTGAACGTCACGGCGCGCAGTTCTTCGCTTCCGGCGCACGCCCGACCGGCATCATTTCGAACGATAAGCCGCAGGGCGGGGAAGCCGGTGCGCAGGCAGTCGGCAATATCCGCAAGTCCTTCCGCGAATGGCTGAAGGGCGGTTCCGCTGACCCGCTCATTCTTGATGCCGGATGGAAGTATGACGCCCCGGCGATGACCTCGACCGATGCGCAGTTTATCGAAAACCGCACCTTTCAGCTTTCCGAAATCGCCCGGATCTTCGGCGTCCCGCCGCATCTGATTTTCGACTTGAACAGGGCGACGTGGGGAAATGCGGAGACGATGGGCGCAAGCTTCCTTCAGCTTTGCCTTCGCCCTTGGCTCGACCGCTGGCAGGACGCCTATGCAACCGTCCTTCTGACTGAAGACGAGCAGGACGTGGCCTATTTCGAATTCGTCGTGGACGACCTGCTTCGCGCCGATGCCGCCGCCCGCACGGCAAACATGACGGCGCTCGTTACCAATCGAATCATGACCCCGAACGAGGTTCGGGCAATCCTCAATCTTCCGCCGCTTCCGGGCGGCGATGACCTCACCAATCCGCACACGACCAGCAACGCCGCGCCGATCCCGGCCCCGGCGAAGGAGTAACTATGAGCGAGAGCATTACCCTTCAGATTTCCGGCACCCCGGAAGCCGTCTTGCGCTTCCTCAACGGTCTGAAGCAGCCGAAGCAGGAGAAGCCCGAACCGTGGTGGAAGATCGAAACCCCGTGGTTTGAGCGTCACGGCAAGCTCACCCCGGAAGAAGCGGCCGACCTTGAAGCTAGCACCTACGGCACCCGGAAGCTTGCCGCATGATTCAGCACAAGGCTTTCTTCGGCGACGGCGACAAGACCTTCGCCTTCCCGACCCGCGAACTTATCGAAGAACTGGAAATGAAGACCGGTCATGGCATCGGCGCATTGTTCCGGCGATTCCGCACGCAGGACTTTTCCCTTTCGGACGTGTTCGAGGTGATCCGGCTTGGCCTGATCGGCGGCGGCACCACGCCCGCCGAAGCTGCGCGGCTTGTTTCTGTCTATGGCGTCGGGCGTCCGATGGCTGAAAGCTTCGCCGTTGCCGATGGCACTATCACCGCTCTGTTCTTCGGCGCGGACGAAGATGACACGGCATCTATCCCCCAGGACGAATTGCGACAGGCCGCAGCAACCGGCGACCTCGCAGCCGCAATCAGCGCCGCATATGAGGACGTGGCCGAATGACCGAACGCCTCGAAATCAAGGCCGCACTCACGGTTGACGATGCTGGCACCATCACCGGCATTGCATGGCCTTTCGGTTCCCCGGATCGCGTCGGCGACGTGATCGAAAAGGGCGCGTTCGCCTCCCCGGAAGTCCTGCCGATGCTGTTTGCGCACGATCAGGCGCAGGTGATCGGCGTTTGGGATGAAATCAGCGAGACACCGGACGGCCTGACCGTCAAGGGCCGCTTGCTTGTCGATGACGTCGAGCGCGCCCGCGAAGTCCGCGCCATGATCCGCACGAAGGCCGTGTCCGGCCTGTCTATCGGCTTCCGCACGAAGTCCGCCAAACCCCGCCAGCGCGGGCGCACCATTACGGCCCTCGATCTTCACGAAATCTCTGTTGTCGCCGTTCCGAGCCATCCGGGCGCGCAGATCACTTCCATCAAAGCCGCAGATGGCACGGCACCCCATGAGGAAAATCACTTGGAAAACGAAGCTGAAATTGAAACGAAGAATGATCCGGTAGTTTCGCCGGAAGAACTCAAGGCCCTGAAAGCGGATATCGCGACGATCAAGGCGAAGCTCAATCGCCCCGCCGCCGCGAACAACAATCACGCCGCAGCAGACAACGACAACAGCGAGCGCAAGGCGTTTGTCTCGTATCTTCGCCGTGGCGTCGAACGTATCTCGCCTGACGAAGCAAAGGCGCTCACCGTATCGACCGATGCCAACGGCGGCTTTCTCGCTCCGGAAGAATTCGGCAGCGAGCTTATCAAGCTCCTGAACGAATATTCCCCGGTTCGCAGCTATGCCCGCGTGGTCTCGATTTCCGCACCGGAAATCAAGTATCCGCGCCGCGTCTCTGGCACGGCTGCAACGTGGGTAGGTGAAACCGACGACCGCACCGAAAGCGGCATGACCTTCGAACAGGTCACGCTGACCCCGTTCGAGCTGGCGACGTTCACCGACGTTTCCAATCAGCTTCTTGAAGACAACGCCTACGGTCTCGAAGGCGAGCTTCTGGCCGACTACGCCGAAAGCTTCGGCAAGACGGAAGGTCTGGCATTCGTCAAGGGCACGGGCACCGGCCAGCCGAAGGGCATCATGACCGCTTCCGGCATTAAGGAAGTTAAGACGGGCGTTGCCGATGCATTCCCGGCAGCTAACCCGGCTGACGTGCTGATTGGCATGTATCACGGCATCGCCACGACGCACGCGAATAGCGGTGTTTGGCTCATGAACCGGCAGACTCTCGGCACCATTCGCCAGTGGAAGGACGGCAACGGGCGCTACCTCGTTCTCGATCCGATTACGGCGGGCGGCGCTTCGACGCTTCTTGGCCGTCCGATTGTCGAAATGCCGGACATGGATGATATCGGCGCTGGCAAGTTCCCGATCCTCTTTGGCGACCTGTCCGGCTATCGGATCATTGACCGCGTTGGCCTTTCGACCCTTCGCGATCCTTACACGCTCGCCGGTAAGGGGCAGGTTCGTTTCCACGCCCGCAAGCGTGTCGGCGCGGACGTGACGCACCCGGATCGCTTTATCAAGCTGAAGGTCGCGGCCTAATCCATGACCTATCAGCGGCCCGCCTATGAGGAAGTGACGATTGCGCACGGTGGAAACACCGTATCGCTTCGCCCTTCCTTGCGGGCCGCTGCAACCCTTGAGGCACGCCACGGCTTCCCGGCTTTGTTCCGGGCGTTGGACGACTTCAACCTGACGATCATTTCCGAAATCATCCTGTCGGCATCCGTAATCCGGCAGGATGCGGCGGCTTTCCTGTGTGGTCATGCGGGAAAGCCGCTATTCCCTTTTTTCCTCGCCGTTCGCCAGCCGTTGGCCGAATTGCTCGATATGTTCCGCCCGGCACCTGATCCGAAGGCCAAGCCTTCGACAGGCAAGCGCGTGACGTGGCGCGAAGTCTATGAGGGGCTTTACGCTCAGGCGACCGGCTGGCTTAGCTGGACCCCGGAAACCACATGGAACGCCACGCCTACCGAGATTGATCGTGCCTATGCGGCTCATATCGACAAGCTGAAGGCTATCCACGGAAGCGCCGACGATCAGGCGACCAACGAACAGGACAACGCCTACACGCCGGAACGCCTGAAGGAAATTGACGAGCTTGGCTATGATCCGGCCTTTGACCGCGACGGCCTTAGTGTCCTTCGCAGCAAGATAGCGAGGCAGGCATGAGGAAGCCGCCCCGTCTTTGCAGTTGCGGGAACGTCGTTCCGCACGGCGAGCTTTGCATTTGCCAGCAGAAGGCGCGCCGTGAACGCAACGCCCGCCACGATGCGCGCCGTCCTTCGGCCCGCGACCGTGGCTATAATCACGAATGGCGCAAAGCCCGCGCCGAATACCTGGCTGCGCATCCCCATTGCCGGGAATGCGCGAAGCACGGCGTTACGCGCCTTGCGTCCCTCGTTGACCACGTCATTCCGCATCGTGGCGATAAGCGCCTGTTTTGGCACCGTGCCAATTGGCAACCGTTGTGCGCGCCTTGCCATAACTCCATCAAGCAGCGGCAGGAGCGTGCCCTATGACGCCCGCCGACCGCGCCCGTCTTATCGACAAGCAGGAGTTTGAGGCCGAATGCCGCGCAATTCGTGAGCGCGCCCTCAGCTATGCCAATGCAAAGCGGCAGGTAGAGCGCGCGCTGTTCGAAGCATGGCTTGGCCGGGAACCTGCACAGCCGCCGAAGCGCCACGGCCTCAAGCCCGGTTTTAAGGGCCGAACGCTCACATTCAACGGTGTTACCAAGACCGTTAGCGAATGGTCATCCGAAACCGGCATCTCAATCAACACGATCAACGGTCGCCTTCGCGCCGGTCTGCCAATCGAAGAAGTGCTGAAGCCCGGCAAGATCACCACTGCCGACAGGGCTATGCGGCACGCCATCAACGGCGAAAGCAGGACGTTACAGGAATGGGCCGATCATATCGGGATCGCCTATGGCACCCTAATCGCCCGAATGAACAAAGGCCGCACGCTGGTCGAAGCACTCGCTATGCCTAAAGGCAGCGGACGGCGAAAGCCGGGGGTGGTCTCCAATTTCCCAGCGTTTGAGGGGACCGGCGCGGGGAGCACCGCGCAAGAGACGCCGAATTTAACTTTTTCACAGAAGGCTTAAACGCGACATGTCGATAGTATCGCTCAACCTTGCCAAAGCACATATGAAGCTCGATGATTACGCAGATGACGAGCTTTTGCAGCTTTACATTGATGCTGCTGAAAGTTGGCTTGGAAGCTACATCGGAAATCCGCTTTCGATCTATGATCCTGATTGGAAGATCACATACGGGGAAGATGGCGAACCTATCCCGCCACCCGCCGACTACAATCCTATGCCTGCGGACCTGAAGCTAGCCGTTTTGAAGCTGGTTTCCTTCTACTTCGAGTGCCGGAACATCGTTTCCTTCGGCGTTTCCATGCAGCTTGCGCCGCAGGGCGTGACCTCGATTGCCGACAGCTACCGGGAAAAGTGGTTCACCGATGGCGTCTAAGAAGGATGATGGCGGGCTTTCGAACCTCATGGCGCGCATGGATGCCGTGAAGAACGCCCCGCGCAAGCAGATCAACAAGGCCCTGATGACATCGGCAAACGAGCTTGCCGAAGCGCAGCGGCACCTTGCCGAAGCTTCCCGCGATACCGGCGCGCTCATTGACAGCATTGCACTCACCGGCCCCGGCGAGGCGACACCCGCCTATTCGCAGCCGGGCGGTTCCCGCGTGGCTGGCGAGCATGAGGTGATCGTGACCGCTGGCAACAGCGACGTGCGTTATGCGCACCTTGTCGAATACGGGACCAGCAAGGCCGAAGCGCAGCCGTTCTTCTGGCCTGCACTCCGGCTTCTCCGAAAGCGCCTTCAGCAGCGCATTGACCGCGCCGGGCGCAAGGCCATTCGTGACGCTTGGAGTGATCAGAAATGATTGAACCGACCCTTGCCCTTCAGACGGCAATTCGCACCGCCCTTGTCGGCAACAGTGCCGTGACCGCCCTTGTCCCGGCTGATCATATCCGGGCAGGCAGCACCCGACCTGACAAATTGCCGTGCATCATGATGAGCGACGGCAACACGACGTTGCACGGTCACGACTACACCGCGCAGCGCACGGCATGGGTTTATCTGGATCTCCATATCTGGACGCTGGACGCCGGTCAGGACGCCGCGAAGGAGATAGCAGGCGCTGTTACCGCAGTCCTCGATAAGCCCATGACCATTGACGGCGGGGATTGCGATCACTTCCGCGTCACCGCATCCCGGTTCCTGCGCGATCCTGACCCGGCCTATGGGCACGGCGTCCTTTCCGTTGAAGCCCTTATTCGATGGATCGTCTAAATGCTGAATATCGGGAAGATGGATCGCCGCATCACCATTGAACGCGAAAGCGAAACCGTGAAGCCGTCCGGCAGCATCATCAAGGCATGGGCGACGGTTGCAACTGTATGGGCGGAAATCGTGCAGCAGACGACAAACGAATTCTTCACCGGCTATGGCGAGGCCGAAACCGGCACCGTGATTTTCCGTGTCAGGTATCACCCTGGCATCACGACCGCCGACCGCGTGAGCTATGCCGGCAAGGTCTATGACCTGAAGGAAATCACAGAACTCGGCAGGCGTGACGGCCTCGAGCTTCGCGGAGTTGCCACATCGTGACGCATCTTCGCGGCGTAAAGCCGCCCGTTTCCCGTGACAGCAACGCATTGACGAAGGCACCGGCACCGCCGAAGCGCCTTTCGGTCTATGCTCGCGCGGAATGGAAGCGGATCATGCCCGGCCTTATCGAACGTGGCATTATCACGCGCGGCGATCTCGGCGGCGTTGAAGACTACTGCCGTGCACGTGGCCTTGTGCGCGAGATTGAAGACATTCTGCGCGCTTCCGGTGACATCGACCTGAAGCTTTGCCGCGCTCAGGACAAGGCCATGCAGACGGCCCGGCAGCTTGCCGCTGAATACGGCCTTTCGCCGGTATCGCGCGCCCGTGTCGGCAGCGCATCGACCGACGATGACAACGACGACAACCCCATGATGATCGGCAGGAACCGCGCCCATGCCTAAGAGCGCGTTCCCGCACTGGATTTATGACGGCTCGCCGATCCCCGATCCGTTCGGATACGGGCAGGACGCCGTCAACTTCATACGGGCGCTGAAGCACCCAGCGAGCACCGCGCCGAAGTCCCGATTTCAGCTTTACGACTTTCAGGAGCGCATGACCCGGCGCATTTACGGGCCGCGCAACCCAGACAAGAGCCGGATCGTGCGCACCGTCTTCCTCATGCTTCCCCGCGGCAATCGGAAGACCAGTATCGCCGCGGCGTGGGCGCTTCTCCATACCATCGGCCCGGAGTCGCGCCCGGCAGGACAGGCGATCTTTGCCGCGTCCGACCGCGAACAGGCGGGCATCGGCTTCAAGGAAGCCGCGAACATCGTTCGCGAGGATCGCCGCATAGTGGCTGCGACACGCATCTATGACGCCCATAACAGCGCGAAGAAGATCATTTCCCGCCCGAACAAGGCGGAACTTCTGGCCGTATCGAGCGACGGCGCGGCGCAACACGGCAAGACGCCTTCCTTTGTCCTTGTGGACGAAATCCACGCTTGGAAGGGCCGCGACCTTTGGGAAGCCCTCAAGTCCGGCATGGCTAAGGTTCCCGACACACTCATGATTATCGCGACGACCGCAGGCCGTGGACAGGAGAACATCGGTTTCGAGCTTTACGACTACGCCCGGAAGGTGGCGACCGGCGAAATTGACGACCCTTCCTTTCTACCGATCATCTTCGAAGCCGAACCCGGCGAGGATTGGAAGGCCGAAACTGTATGGCACAAGGTGAACCCCGGTCTTACACACGGCTTCCCCGATCTTGGCGGCTTGCGCACAATGGCGCGCGAGGCCGAACACCGGCCCGCCGAACGGTTCGCATTCCAGCAGTTTCATTTGAACATCTGGCAGGCCGCGTCCCGCGATCCGCTCTTTGACATGGGCGTCTATGACGCCGGGCACGATCCGCATTTTGACCTTGCCGAACTTGAGGGCTTGCCGTGCTGGCTTGGCGTGGACCTGTCCCGCTCCGGCGACCTAACCGCTATCGTGGCCGCGTTCCGGCATGACGATGGTCGAATTTCGCTTCACCCGTGGTTCTTCCTGCCGTCCGAAGGCTTGGAAGACAAGGCGAAGCTCGAACAGGTTCCTTATCCCCGGTGGCGCGATGACGGTTTGCTGACCGTGATTGACGGCCCGGTGATCGAACCGGACGTGATCGCCGACAAGATCATTGACCTTTGTGGCACCTACGACGTGCAGGAAGTCATCTTCGACCCCTCGCTTGCCGGGCCGATCATGTCGAAGCTCATAGATCACGGCATTGAGGTTCGCCAGCTTCCCCAGACCGCGAAACATATGCACGGCCCGATTTGCGACCTTGAGCGCGTCGTGAATGGTCGCCGCATCCGGCACGGCGCGCATCCGATCCTTCGCAATCATTTCGAAAGCGTCGTGGTGAAGCGGGCGACCAGTGCCAGCGAATTGACCACGATGCATAAGGGCACCCGGCACTCAAACCATATCGACGGCGCTATTGCGTCCGCGCTGGCCGTCTTCCGCGCCGCTGCGAACGATAACCAGCGCTCAATCCATGAACTCGACCCCGAAGAATATGACCGGCTGTTCCGCGAGGCGGAAGCCGAAGCCGCATAGGAGTTTCCATGTCCGACGAACAGCGCCTGTTAGTCACCTTCGAAGCCCGCTTGAACAAGTATGAGCGCGACCTTGAACGCGCCAAAGGCAAGAGCCGCACCAACTTCCGGGCAATCCAGAAGGACGCGGAAAACACCGCATCCCGCATTGAGAAGGCGATGGGCGGCGCGTTCAAATCGCTCGGCAGCTTCGGCAAGGGGCTTGTCGGCGGGGCTGTAGGTGCGCTTGCAGTTGGCGGCCTCGACCAGATCGTGCAGCGTGTCGGCGACATTGCGAAGGGCGTGGCGAATATCGGCAACGAAGCGCGCCGCGCCGGTCTCAGCACGAAGGCGTTTCAGGAACTTTCGTATGTCGCCCAGCAGAGCCGTGTTCCTATCGACGCGCTTGTTGATGGATTTAAGGAACTGCATATCCGGGCAGACGAGTTCTACAACGACGGGACTGGCGCGGGCGCTGACGCTTTCCGTCGACTCGGTTATTCCGCCGAAGAATTGAAGCGCAAGCTGGCCGACCCTTCGGCCCTGCTTGTGGAAATCCTCGACCGTATGCGCGACCTCGACACGGTTGCACAGAAGCGCATTTTTGAAGACATCTTCGGCGGGGAAGGTGGCGAACAGTTTGTGCAGCTTCTCAATGAGGGCGCGGACGGCATCCGGGCCACGATCAAGGAAGCCAATGACCTTGGCCTTATCCTTGAGGACGACGTTATCAAGCGCGCCGACGAAATTGACCGGAAGTTCAACGCGATCGGCGGCACCGTTGGCACCGCCTTGAAGAAGGCCGTCGTTGACGTTGTCGGCGCAATGGACGACTGGCTTGACCGGATGAACCGGCTTGAGGAACAGACCGACCGTAATATTCGAACGCACCTTCACGGCACTTATGAAAAGCTGCGCGACGCGAAAGAGCTTCTGTCCGATCTTGAGCTTGATAAGGGCGCGTTCCCGCACGATCCAACGATTGACCTCAACATTGAGAAGCAGAAGCAGGTTATTGAGGAACTGACCGGCGAGGCGATGAAGCTTCGCGACATTCTGGACCGGCGCAACGGCTATGATGAAAACTTCATCTATGGGGCCGGTGAAGACGCAAAGGGCGCAAAGCCGCCCCTCGACAACCTGAATAACGCCCTGTCCGGCACCGGCAGCGCCGCAAAGGACGCCCTGAAGGGCATCAACAGCTACGCCGACGCAATCCGCGCCCTAAAGGATGAAGTGCCGGAACTGGCCGCATCCTTGCGCGACCTCGACGCCAAGAGCCGCATTGACGCCGTTTACCGGCAGGCGCTTGGCAAGGCGCAGGGCCAGCGGGAAATCGCCCTGGCTAACGAGATGCGCGGCAAGGCGCTTCAGGCGCTCGGCATTAAGAGCGCGACCGATGACCCGGCCAGCTACCTTTCCAGCGTGCTTGCGTCCGGCAAGTCGAAGGATCACGTCAACGGCATGGCCGATGCTTTCGCGGGGAAGCTGGCGAAGATGCTGGCTTCCATGCCCGACGACCTCAAGGGCAGCATCACGATCAATTCGGGCTATCGGTCGATTGAACGGCAGCAGCAGCTTTGGCTTGACGCCCTGAAGAAGTATGGAACGCCGGAAGCAGCCCGGAAGTGGGTAGCGCCGCCCGGCAACTCGCAGCACAATAAGGGCAACGCCGCCGACCTTGGCTATGCGTCGGATGCGGCCCGGAAGTGGATGCACGCCAATGCGGGCAGCTTCGGCTTGTCTTTCCCTATGGGTCATGAGCCTTGGCACATTGAGGACGCCACGGCGCGCGCAGGGCAGGTCTCGGCTGAAATCGAGAAGCTGACCGAAGCCGCGACCCGGCAGAGCGAAGCCTATAGCTCGATCACGGCCAGCGCCCGCGAATACACGGCAGCGCAGGGCACCGAACGGCAGGCGCTCGGCATGACCGCGCAGCAGGCGCAGGCGCTTCGCTACGAACAGGAAATGCTCAATGAGGCGCAGCGGGCCGGAATTGCGCTGACGCCGCAGCAGCGGCAGGAAATCGCCAGCCTTGCGCAGGGCATGGCCGCAGCAGAGACTAGCGTTGACAGCTTGCGCCTGAAGCAGGAACAGGCGCAGGAAACGGCCCGGTTCTTCGGCCATTCCATGACCGACGCCCTGACCGGCATTCTGACCGGCACCATGACCGCAGAACAGGCGCTTCAGCAGTTGCTCCAGACGCTCGTTAAGGCGACCTTGCAGGCCGCGCTTATGGGCGAAGGACCCCTTGCAGACCTGTTCGGCATGGGCGGCGGACAGAAGGAAGGCGGAATCGGCTTCGGTGGCCTGTTCGGTTCGTTGCTCGGCGGGCTGTTCGGCTTCGCGGAAGGCGGCTTCACCGGACGCGGCGGCAAGTATGAACCGGCGGGCCTTGTGCATCGTGGCGAGTTTGTCATGAGCAAGGAAGCGACGCGCCGGATTGGCGTTGCCAATCTGGACGCCATGCACCGGGGAGCGCTTAAGGGATTCGCCGCAGGCGGCTTTGTGGGTTCGGCACCTGCCTTGCGCACCGCTGACCTGAAGCCCGCGAATAGCGCCGCGCCCGTGCAGCAGATCAGCATCCATGCACCCGTCACGGTAGAAGGCAGCGCGGGCACGCCCGAACAGAATGCGGACCTTGCCGCGAAGATGGCCCGGCAGATGGAAGCCACTATGCGCGGCGTCGTCGCGGAAGAACTGCGCAAACAGACCCGCCCCGGCAACATGATGAATAGCCGGAGTCGCTAATGGAGCCATAGCGAGTCGCTGGCGCGTTTCGTGCGTCCCGGACGTGTCTTTCCCTATCCAGCACCCGAACGCTCGCCAGTGACTCTGTATGGCGGAAATGAGCGAGACCAACCGAATGAGCCGCGAAGGCGTGAGGCGCGAAGCGCCGAACAGCCGGAGTATGGCTCATTCGTATAGATGCTTCTACCCACGACGCCCCTTCAACGGACCGGGAACATGTCTGAAGGCGTGTCACGCTTTTCTTGCGAGTTTCCCTATTAGTATATCTCTTATAAATCTAGATAATAATATACAAAGGGAAACTCGCAAGAAAAGCGTGACACAAACATATTGTCCGTCCCCTGAACGTTTCTCCGGTTAGTCAGCAAAACCTCTTCTCCGGCAAGAAAAACGTGACATACCTCTTGAAGCGCAAGAAAAGCGTGACTAGAATCATGGGTAAGAAAAACGTGACCGCCGCACCGAATGAAGAAGCCCGACAGACGATTGACCGACGACGAATTCGAGGAACGCGCCCGGCGCAACCTCGAACGGCTCACCGAGTTCCCCAGCGGGAAGGAAATCAGCTATGGCGACGATTCGGAGACAGACGACGTTCTCGCCAGTCTGGATGCGATATTTGACGCTCCATCCCCGGCAGATGAAATCCTGACCGACGCCGACGCCTATCTCGTCGCCACGCTAGACCGCGACGACGAACTCGCCCGGCGCTTTGAGCTCTATCGATGGGCGGCCCACCGCTACAGCCCAGGTGGCGAGGTTGGACAGGCAGAATATGAGCGATACGCCGCTACGCTTGCCGCGCGCGACCGGCGCGCCTATCGCGAGCGAATCCAGAATGAAGAAGGGCGCGAGGTTAGGCGCATTCTGATCAAACCAGAGGACCGCACCGCCCGGCGCAATGAACTTGAGTGCAAACGTTACGCCCGCAGCAAGGGCAGCCCTGTCCGGAGCTATAACAAGCTTGACGATATGACCGACGAAGAACGCGCGGCTTACAAGCGAGAACAAGCCCGCATTCGCAAGAAAGCCGAGAGGCGAAAGAAAAAGGAAGCTCAACAGTGAACGATAACATTGAACCTGCATTTCCCCGCCCTTGGCTCGACAAGTGCTACCTGAAGGGCAGTGACTTTCTATATGCCGTGAAGCACATCGCAGAATTTCACGGGCTTCACCCCGCGACCAGCATGGACCAGATCACATTGGGGCTGGCCGCGCAGAATATCTATCCGGCTTGGATGCTCGAATTGAGCAACAGGAACCGCAAACGGAAGCTCGCCCCGGAGAAGCACATTCTCACGACGCCGGAAGTTGTCGCGTGGCTTCGCTGGTATGAAAAAGGGTTCAGCGACAGCGCGAAGGCCGCGTAAAAAAAACTCGCGCCCAATGCGACCTCTGATCGCGATCTTGCTATAACTCCCATGTCGAGCGCACTCAGCGGCGCGCCCGACTGTTTCTCCCAAATAGACCTCCCGGTAAGTAACTCCACCGGGAGGTTTTTTGTAAGTAAATAGTCAGTCATTACTGAATTGATATTTTGTTGTTCCAATAAATTCTTCTGAAGGTTGCATTTTCATCTTGATTTAGCGCCTGATTTTGATTCATAACACTCCGGCAACGACACACACATATTCGGAAGCATCGATATGAATTCAGTTACTTATATTGCCAATGATCGCTACGCATTCGAAGTCGCCACGCTGACCGCCATTCTCCGGGCGATCCTTGATGAGCGCATCGCGGCCTATCCGCGCCCGACCGATCCGGCCGAAGCCTACGAGCGCGTGCACGTCGCCTTGCGCGCTGCCCGGTTCGTAGACCTTGGCGAGCCGCGCGTAATCAATGGCCGCGTCGAGCCGGAATATCACGGTGATCTTGTCGAGGCGCTGGCGACCTTGGAACCGGACGCAGTGACCGGAACTATTGAGGGCGATCAGGTGAAGCTTATCCTTGCCGAAGTCGGCGCGATCTTTCCGGAAAGCACTCACCCGACCGCACAGGAGGCTGTCACGGCGTTAACCCATTGAGTTTGAAGCGGACTGAATTTGCCTGAATTTGCCTGTTGAAAACCATGATCACATGTGACCAATAGGCAATCCCTTACAGCAACCGAATCCAATTCGTCCGGCGCCAGTTCGCGCGGCACGAAGGCTGTTCGCGTGTCTGTAAGTTTCAGCCGACGTGACGGCCATCACGTCGGCTGACAAGAGCGGGCGCGCAAGCCCAAACATCAACATCGCGACTATGGAGAATGCGATGACCACTGCAAATAACATCACCCTGGCACCCGCCGCAACCGCTCACCCCGATAGGATCGGCGAGCGCATGAGTCGGAAGCAGTTCAACAGCTTCCTCTATGACCTCTATGGGTGCGAGGGGAAGAACGATGTCACTGCTGACGCCGTGTATGAGGCTGAAGACCACTACGTTGAAGTGTTCATGAACTCGCCTGCCGGTCTCATGATTGCATTGCATCATGGCTTGAATTGTCAGGTTGTTGACGTTCTGCGTCCCCGGATTGACGCAGCGAAGGCCTTGGAAGATGCGAAGGCCATCACCCGGCCGCTTCTGGAAGGCGTTGCAGCGCTTGCCATGCCCGACCGTGAGAAGCTGAGTCAGCATATTCGCGCTGCCCGCGACGACTACCAGCGGCAGCTTGAGGAAGCCGCAGCGGCGACACCGGATCACCTGAAGAGTTAAAGCCGCTGATCCACCGCCAGCCTACGAGAAGCCCGCCGATCTTCACCCGGCGGGCTATTATGTTCGAGGGCTGTTTTGAACCCAGGAGAACGCAGAATAGAGATCTAGCAACGATACATAGAGCATTATCAGAGAAAGGACGGCCACGAGCATGCAAGCCATCATGAAGAACATGTGTCTATGTCCGACTTCCCGATCTTCCTGTCGTTCGTCTAGCGGCGTCAAAGGCAGCCCCGCCGAGCAAAGGCTATAAGCTATTGCTCCAAGAGCAAGCGCCAGTAAAAGGGTTTGCCCTGCGCCCGCTACTTTCAAAGCGAGAACCCTGTCTTCGACGATATCCCCAATTATGCCGATCACAGCTATCAGAAGTGCAAGGCTTGAAGCTATTACGGCCCGGGCTAACGCCCGACTTCCTCTCAGGAAAAACCACACCGAATGCAGATAGTTGATGGGCGACTGTTCAGACAAATGTCGGGCTCTCAATTAGATGCGTGCATCAAACGCGGCCTAAGTGTTTATGAGGAAGGATAATAGGGCAGCCGGAGCGCCAATAGCGTAGGCGGTGTAAAGCGCCAGCAACAATGGAGGGCCAACTTCGACGCTTATCAATACGAAGCGAGATAGAAACTTAGTTGTATCCCTAAGCTTAGAAATCGTCCCGCTGAGCCTATTTTCGAACTCTATTCTTTTGATAAAAAATGTCTCGTTCTCTATGATTTCTTTTGCATCCTTGATGAGCCTATCTAAATCCTCACGGACTTCGACAATTCTGGAAGACATCACCTGATCAAAGGCGCGAACGATAAACACATATGTAAAGTATACGAGGAAAAGACTTCCAAATCCAACGACCGTGTCGCGATCTATTTTAAGCGTCAATCCCGATACGTCGATACTTTCACCTGCAATCTGCAACTGATTTACTAAGAGAAGAAATGCTGCCGTCGCTATGAGAGCTTTCCGGCTTTTCGCAAAATCGTCATGATCTAGCAATGGATGCATAGACACTCTTTTCTTCTAACTGGTTCAAGGCTTCTTGTTCCGCTCTCGGCTTTGATTATGAAAAATCTTTAGGGATATAAATCTTGTCGAACTCTTCCTTAAGGCGAGTGCTATCTTCCCATGTCAGCGGGTTAGGGTTGGCATCATCCCACGCCTTCAGACGCTTAGCGCCCGCTTTGATAGCAGCGCTGATTTGCCAGATTTCAGGCCGGGCGGCTTCCTCTTCCTTCCTGATTTGGATGGAAGCTTCGGTGCGTCGGCGGCACCACTCGTCATAGGCCGGATGATTTGCCCGCTGATAGTCTTCAAGCGCACGCGACCGGTGTTCTCGCGCTTGGATAACCCACGGGGCAGGCTTTCCTTTCTTGCCGGGATTATTGCTCATGTGACGACTTAAATTCCGGAGCGTCTTGCCCGTTCGCGATTGCCTGAATCCGCTTTGATGCCACGTCCACCCAAAGCGCGACTGTCTCTGCTCGCACAACGTCGGCATGAGGGCCGTTATACTTGCTCTCCAAGCTCGCCTTCACCTTGGACACGTCAACGGCATTGGCACCCGGCAAAGCGGCCACGTATTGCTCTATGGCCTTAATCTGCATCGAAAGTTGCAGCAGCCAAGCTTCATGAGCGCGTTCTAACATTTGTATTCCTCGCGAATCGCTGTGGTTGTGATTGGGGCGAGTCTCGCGTGAAAACATAGATTGTCAAATCGCAGGGCGGATCATCCCTAGCGCTACGGAAATATGCACCGGAAAACTGTTACGGTTAGCGATATCTAATGTTCGCTAAATGTCTGAAAAAAAAGGAAAAAACGGGAGTGGCTGGGGAACCTGGATTCGAACCAGGACTAACGGAGTCAGAGTCCGCTGGTCTACCGTTAACCTATTCCCCAAGGCCGCTGGCGGTGTCTTGCCGCCGCGTCGGTGTGGCGGGCTTATAAACAAA